ATGAAGAGGAAGCGGAAAAGATTTTGATTACCCACGATCCGCTTGCCGCGATGGCTGAGGCCGACGAACGGCAGCTTCACGAGTTGGTCAAATCGTGTGACTTTGAAAGTCCGCAAGTGGTCGAAATGCTTGACCAATTGGAAAAAGACGTTGAAAACGCCAACCGGCAGTTTCCGGATTTCGACGACCGACCCGAAGTGGAGATCCCCGAATCGTTTCAGGTGGTGGTGGAGTGCAGTGGCGAAGAAGAGCAACAGGCGATGTACGACCGCATGAGAAAGGAAGGCTATCGATGCCGAGTGCTGACATTGTAGTGAGCTGTCCTGTGTACGATTCGTTTCGTGTGCAACAAGTTGCCGGGATGTTTGATGTGCCATTGGCCGATCAATGCACCGAGCAATTCAAGGTCGATCTGCCTGAGCCAGAGGAATCGTGGCAGGTGGGGTTGATCGTGGGTCCCTCGGGCAGCGGTAAGAGCACGATCGCCAAGCAGTTTTATGGCGACGATCTCTATCGCGGAGCCGATTGGCCTGTCGACAAAGCAGTGATTGATTGTTTTAGCGATCTCCCGGTGCGGCAGGTCGTCGAGTTGTTCACGGCCGTGGGATTCAGCTCGCCCCCTTCGTGGGTCAAACCCTACCAGGTGTTGAGCTGTGGCGAGCGTTTTCGCTGCGACCTAGCTCGAGCATTGTCGAATGCGGATTTTGGATTTCGGAATGCGGAATCTCCTGAGTCGAATCTTTCAAATTCCGCAATCCCGCTCGTTGTCTTTGACGAATACACCAGTGTGGTGGATCGTAATGTTGCGAAGGCTTGCTCGACTGCGATCGCCAAAGGGATTCGGCGTGGCAACCTTCCTTGCCGATTCATTGCCGTGACGTGTCACTACGACGTGGCCGAGTGGTTGGAAGCCGATTGGGTGCTCGACATGGCAACGTCGCGGCTAACCCGGAGGCGTCTTCGGCGACCCCGTATCGACGTGGAAATCCACCGCAGCCGGTTGGCTGCTTGGCCCCTGTTTGCGAGACATCACTATTTGAGCGGCTCGCTGGCCGCAGCAGCCCGCTGCTACCTTGCCACTTGGGAAGGCGAGCCGGTCGCCTTTTGCGCGACGTTGCCTGTCATCATGAAGAAAAACCACCGGCGATTCACACGCATTGTGACGTTGCCCGACTACCAAGGCATGGGCATCGGAATGCGAGTAGTCGCAGCCGTAGCATCGCTTCATCGCGAGGAAGGACATCGCATCAACGTGACCAGCAGCCACCCGGCCCTGATTCGCCACTGCCGGCACTCCGATCAGTGGAGAACGGTGAATGTAAAGAAAACGGGAGCGAGCCCCGGTTCGTCGGCCCGACTGAAGCAGTATCGCAGCTCGGCCGGGCGAGCGGTGGTGTCATTTGAGTACGTCGGCGTTTAGTTGCGAATTAAAATTTCGATTTCCCTCCGGCGATCTGTCAGATCGCGGCTATTTAACCAAGAAATCAAATGGGTTACCGTGACATCACTGACCGAATCTCCACCGCTGACCGACGATCAGAAACGGGAATTTTGTTTGATCCTGCTGATCGGCTGCGACCACGAAACTGCGAGCAACTACTTGGGGTGTACCTTGGGGCAACTTCAAAATGCCTTGAAGCAGGACCCGCAGTTTGCCAAGCAGTTGGCCCGTGCCGAAGCGACGCCCGAATTCATTCATATGCGAAATTTGCACAATGCGGCCAAAGACGAAAAGCATTGGCGGGTGTCGGTTTGGTGGCTCGAACGGTGTGCGCCAGAACGCTATGCGAGGCGAAGCCCCGACGCGATTTCTGCAGCCCAACTCCGACAGATCATCAAAGAGCTAGGCGACGCGATTGCCGGAGAGGTTGCCAGTCGAGACGATCGACAGCGGCTTCTGACGCGGCTTTCCAAAATTGCTCGCGAAGTGCAGGACGATCAGTCGCCAGAAACCGAAGATCACTCTCACGATTCTCCTTCCGAGTCGAACCAGCCATGAGCATGAAGCGTAGCGGCAACGATCGGCATCTGGCCAGTATTTCTTCGCGCGTGGCGAAGCGAGTTCGCGATCTTCTCGGAACCCATGCTCCGCAAGACGTCGATCCTCGTTCCTTAGACACCTTGGCATGGGGCAGACATTTTCTTCCCGACCATTTCCGACGTGCCCCGTCGCAAATGCATATTTGGCTAGGAAAGCAACTCGACGGTTTTCATGACGAACGTGGGCAGAAGGTCAATGTGATCGGTCCGCGAGGCGGTGCCAAATCAACCATCGCAACGCTCTGCTATGCCTTGCGGGCCGCCGTCGAGGGCCGCGAGCCCTACGTTTGGATTGTCTCGGATACGAAGAACCAAGCGCAAACCCATCTAGAAAACATCAAGAGCGAGTTGGAAGAAAACCCGTTGTTGGCTCGCGATTATCCACTTTCGACCGGACGAGGGACTTGTTGGCGAGCAACCACGATTCAACTGCGCAATGGCACGGTGCTCGAATCTTTTGGCACAGGCCAGCGGCTGCGAGGCCGTCGTCGTCGCGCGAATCGTCCCACGCTTATTGTTTGCGACGACCTGCAAAACGATGGACACATGGCCTCCGCATTGCAGCGGGAGTCGAGTCGTCATTGGTTTCATGGCACATTGCTCAAGGCGGGAACTAAGCGGACCAACCTCGTCAACTTGGCAACCGCGCTACACCGCGATGCTTTGGCAATGCAGTTGCATCGCACGCCTGGCTGGAATACGGCCATGTTTCGTGCCATAGAAAATTGGCCCGAGGATATGCAACTTTGGAGCGAGTGGGAAACGGTCTACTGCGATATTGAAAATCGGAATGCCCGCGACGACGCACAAACTTTTTATCGTCAGAATCGTCAAGCAATGGACCGGGGGGCGGTGTTGCTTTGGCCTGAGGAAGAAGACCTCTACACGCTGATGAAGATGCGAGTCGAAGAAGGCCGGACCGCCTTTGAGCGTGAAAAACAGAGTTCGCCGATTGATCCCGAGCGGTGTGAATGGCCGGAAGCCTATTTTGGCGAGCATATTTGGTTTCAGAAATGGCCCGACGAGTTGCAATTCAAGGTCATGGCCTTGGATCCTAGCAAAGGTGCCGAGACGAGACTTGGCGACTACTCGGCGTTTGTCGTTCTTGGAATCGACAAGCAAGGGTTGCTCTATGTCGAGGCCGATCTTGCAAGGAGGCCCACGCCGCAAATGGTTGCCGACGGAGTCTCGCTGCTTCGTTCGCATCGGATCAATATTTTTGGTGTCGAGGCCAATCAGTACCAAGAGCTTCTCGCTGGCGAGTTTGCCGCCGAGTTTCAGCGGAGCGGCATCTGCCATGCGGCCCCTTGTGCGATTCACAATCATGTGAACAAGCAAGTTCGCATTCGTCGGCTTAGTCCCTATTTGTCGCAACGAAGAATCCGGTTTCTCAAGAGCAGTCCGAGCACCACGTTGTTGGTCGACCAACTTCGCGATTTTCCGTTGGGAGCTCATGACGATGGGCCCGACGCTTTGGAAATGGCGCTCCGGTTGGCCGAGGAACATCATCATGGAAAAAACGCGAATGACGGTTTAGGAGACCGAATTCCAGTTAGCAATTAGAAACCGCGGGTAAAGGCCGCATAGCACAGCCACAAAAAACGCAAAAAGACACAAAAAACAAAGTATTGGCCACGGATTGGACACGAATGAAACACGGATCGCAAGGGAAAAATCTGGCGACAATATTCTTTATTGATCCGTGTTCAATCAGTGTTTCATCCGTGGCTATTGAAAATCTTTGCGCCAAACAAACAAATTGACCGTTAGCAACCAGGAGAATAACGTGATCGAAACTAAACAATTGGAACAACGACTCAGCGAAGCATGTGACGCACTCTGGGATCAATTCGTCGATCCGCGAGAAGCTTATTTGGACGACGACGGTTTGTGGTGGAACAGCGTGTCTGTCGATGGTCAGCCGAACCAGCAAGCGAGTGTTCCTTTCTCCTCGGAAGGCCAGTTGAACGAGATCCGCCAACAGTCTCGTCGTCTTGTTGCAACGAACGAGTATGCGATCAACGGCGTCGAAAATCGCATTAGCTATATCGTTGGTACAGGACACAATTACCGAGCTTCGATTCGCAAGGGCGTCCAGGCCTCATCAGGGATCGAAATGGAAGTTCAGCTCGTTCTTGACGAATTCATGCACCTGAATCGCTGGCAGGCTCGGCAACAGGAAATTGTCCGGCGCATGGATCGAGATGGCGAGGCATTCCTGCGCTATTTTGCCTATCCTGATGGCACAACACGGATACGATTTGTCGAACCGGACCAAGTGAGGACTCCCAAGGAGCTGGCAAACCTCCCCTCGGCAAGCTTCGGTATTCGCACCGAACCGGAGGATGTCGAGTCGGTGTTAGGCTACTTTATCGATGGAGAACCGGTCGAGGCCGATGCGATTCAGCATCGCAAGGCAAACGTCGATGCCAACGTAAAACGAGGTTTGCCAATCTACTACCCAGTTCGGAAGAACCTCCGCCGCATCGAAAAATTGCTGCGGAACATGAGCGTGGTTGCAGAAATTCAGTCGGCGATCGCCCTGATTCGCAAGCATCGGGGAGCCACGCGCAGCGGGGTTGAGCAGTTTGTGGCCGACCAAAGTCAATCCCAAGGGGTTGATAGCACGAACGGCCAAGCCAAATATCTTTCGCATTACGCACCGGGGACGATTCTCGATGCGCCTGCTGGAATGGAATACGATTTCCCCGCGTCTGGGATTGATGCGAGTAGTTTTGTGATGGTGCTCCAGGCAGAGCTCCGCGCTGTGGCATCTCGATTGGTCATGCCAGAGTTCATGTTTACCTCGGACGCCTCGAACGCGAACTATGCCTCAACGCTTGTGGCCGAAGGGCCAGCCATCAAAATGTTCGAGCGGCAACAAGAGAACCTTAAGAACGACGATTGCGATGTGATGTGGCGCGTGATCCGCAATGCCGT